CGTTTCTGCTCCGCGATCGTCGCGTCGCCCGCCTCCCGCAAAGCACGCCGAGTCTCGCGCGCCACCACAGGGCTGATCTGCTTGAGATCCGCGAGCAACGCCGGGAGGTTCGTCTTGATGTCGAAGTCGGCGTCTACCATGCGAGGCCACTAGACGGCAGTGTCGAGAGACCGGTACACCACGTACACCAGCTTCGAGCCGTCCTCCGCATCGAGAGCGGCAAACGAGATCTTCTGCTTGACGACCTCGCCGCCGTTGTCCTTCGGGATCTCACCCTCGAGCTTGACCAACGGCACCACCAGCTGCAGCGTCGGGAACACACCCGCCGACAGGACCTCGGGCCGCTGGAACGTGAGCAGCAACGCCAGGCTCGTGTTGTTCAGCCACGCGTCACGCAACGTGTTGGAGTCGTACTCCACCGTCATCGAGCCCGACAGTTCGCCCTTGGTCACCACGGATGGACGCGTGCGCGCACCGCCGCCACCCAGGTTGAAGCCTGCACTGTCGAGCCCGTTGGCCCACATCATCTCGAAGTCCTCGACCGTGGCAAGCGCCGTGCCCGTCGACGACGCGAGCGCCGTAGTCGTGGGCTTGGTCAGCGTGCCGCCGGGGATGATCGCACCGTGGATGAAGGAGAACGGCAGGAACGTCGCAGGGTACGACGTCGCCTGGTAGGCGGTCACCGTGTCCCAGTCCTTCGCGAGCCACTCGGTGGACACCATGAGGTGTTCGCCTGGCTTGTTGGAGAACTTGATCGACTCGCACTGTGCGCCCTTGTACGTGACCGCCTGGACCGCCCCGCCACCCAGCATCGGCCTGCCCGTTTGCACGGTGTACGAGGGCAGGTAGTCCGTGTCGGTGGGGGTGTGGACCTGCTGCCACACGCTCGTTGCTGTCGGCACCTGCGTGATCGTCTTGATGCCGAAGACCGCCTCGAGCAGGAGCCCGAGCCCCGTGGCGGAGGCCTCGAGTTCCATGGAACCGGAGGCGGACTTCTTCACCAGCGTCGACGACGACGCACGCGGTGCGCGCACGCCGGGACGATGCCCCGCCGATGTCTTGTACTCCGGCTTCGCCTCGAACCCGTCAGGTGAGGTGAGCTCGTAGAAACGATCCACGGTCACCGCAGTGCCGTACACCGACTCCTTCTTGATCCCCAGTGAGGAATCGCCTTGCGTGGTGCCCATGATTACTCCTCGGGGTTCTCGGTAGAGGCGTCTGCCCCTGCCTGGTTGCCAGTGCCTGCGTTCTCGTCGACGTCACCCTCGCCGGCATCGCCGGATCCGGAATCTTCGCCCTGGTCGTCGTCGTCCGTTGCGGCAGCGAGCTCGGCGTGAGCCTCGTCGACCGGCACTTCGTCCCACACGTCCTGATCGGCGATGCGGTGCGCCTTATGGGCTGGGACCTCAACGAGGCCGCCACGTGGCACTACCGCGTCGACAAGCGGCAACCAGAGGTCGCCCGTCGGCGAGATGTTGCGGAAGAACCGTGACGTAGGTTCGGTGGATGCAGCTTCGGCGGATGCCGGCTGCTTGGGTGTGGTGGACCTGGCCATGGTTAACCTCTCACTCTGAACTGAGCCTGGAAGATGGCGTCGACTTCCCAGAGGACGCCCGATGATTCGATGGGTAGCGCTGATGCGTCGACCTGTGTGAGGAAGCACCACTGCACGGTGCCGCCCAGCGTCGTGTCGCCCGTGATCGCGTCGCGCACGTAGTCGCCCACCCTGTTAGCGAGCGCGAACGCGGCGTCCATGGCGTCCTTCGCGGCAGCGTCGCGCTCTCCTGTGCGGAAGGCCGAGAACGTCATGCCGACCGAGATCGTCTCGTCACGCCCGCGGTTGGTGGTGACGGGCACCTGCGTGGACTGAATCTCGCCCATCGTGATCAGGTCAGGTGCATACGAGATCGGCATCGACAGGCGCCCCGCAGCCGTTTGCACACCATCCGTCGCGTTCGACGCCGCCTCTGCGAACTGCTCGGCCAGTTCGAACAGCTTGTTGTAGTACGCGCCCGCGATCGTCGACGGGGTGCTCATGCTTGACCCGACACGTTCGCGATGCCCTGCAGCAACTCCCACGCACGCCGGGGGATCGCATACCCGTAAGGTGTCACGACCGTCTCGTCCGTGGTGGACGACTCACGCGAACCCTGCCGGCCGATCTGCCACATGTGCGTCACGATCTCAAGACACGCCTGGCGTGCCTGCGGCGGGATGTGTGTCGTCCCCGCGGTGTACGCCACGACGAGGTTCAGGTCGCCCTCGGTGAACGAGTCCGAGATGATGATCCCCGCCATCGTGTCGACCTTGTAGTCGGCCTTAGGTAGCAGCACGTCGTCGACGGTCACCGACTCCACGGTGATGCCAGAGACCGGGAGCACCAGGTTGCGGCGATCGAATCGACCCGACGCGGTGTACGTGCGCGCCTTCGGCAGCAAGGCACCCGTGATCGTCTCGACCACCTCGGTCGCCGAGGCGATGTAGAGCGACAAGGTTTCGAACCAGTCGCCCAAGTTCTTTGCCGACGTCGGGCCCGCCGCCGACAGACGCTTGATCACGTCAGACGTGGATACCAGGTAGCGGGGATTGACCGGCCACACGTCGACGATGTCCGTGAACACCGCGCCGCCCGCGAGCGTCCACGTCAGGTAGTGCACACCCGACTGGGTCGCATCGAACTCTGCGCTCTGTACCTCGGCAGTCACGGACACGGTGGGAGCCGGAGAGAGCGGCGTGCCGTCCGGTCGCGTGACTGCAAGCGTTGCGGCGGTCGTCCCCCCGCTCCGCCACTCAACAGGGACCCTCGCCCCCACCGTGTTCATGACTCGTGCCATGGCTGCTTAGGCCTTGCCCTTCTTCTTCCACGCCGCGATCGACGAGTCGACCTGAGCGACCCGATCGGTCAAACCGCGCTGCTGGTAGCCGCGGCGCTCGATCTGCAGGGCCGCGATCATCCGGGCGGCCTCGGTGTCCTGGGGACCCTTCGCTGCCTCCGCGCGCTTTTCCGCTGCGCGTTGTACATCTGCGGGAACCTCCGGCATTGCCTTCTCCTGGGGAGCGTCGGTGTCGCCCTCAGGCGTGGTGTCGCCCTCAGGCGTGGTGTCGCCCTCAGGCGTGGTGTCGCCCTCGACGATGTCGAGAGTCTGAGCCGGTTCGGGCTTGGTGGGCGGTTTGATCGTCATGCTGTCTCCTAGGTAGGTGGTGCGGTGGGGCGTTTCGTGGGGGGTGACTAGCCGAAGGTGGGGCCGCGAGCGTGCGCGGCCCCACCTCACTGGCTAGAAGGTGGGCGTGACGAGGCCCGTGCCGCCGATCTTGCGGATCGCTGCGGGGTAGCGCTCGAACGAGAACGCGAAGAAGCTGTAGACCACGAGGTCAACACCGAGCTTCTTGGCATTCGTCTGGTCGGCGTAGATGAACATCGGCGCCGCCGGGTCCTCCCACAGGTGGCACTCGGACTGCGGGACGACGAAGATCTCGTCTTCGTTCGTGCCCACGCCCTTGTTCGTCGCGATGTTTGCGTCGACGACAACGGGCGTGCCGTTGGGCAGGAGCCCACGGAACCCGCTGCCATAGGCCTCGCCGTGGTTGACTCCCGCGTTCTGCGTGGAGATCCCCGGCTGGCCGAGGAAAGGCCATGAGGTCGTGAGTGCTGCGGACTCCCAAGCCCAACGCCTCGGGTGCATGACCGCGAAGGCGTCGTTCTTGTACTTGTTCAACAGCGCTACCTCGATCGCCGAGAGACCCTCGAGGACCTTGGGATAGAGCTCCTGCGCCGTTGGCGTGGCGTCCGTGTAGGCGCCGGCCGAGGCAAACGCGGAGAGCCCGACGACGGCCGTGTTCAAGATTTGGCCGTCGAGGTCCGTCGCGTGAGCGTCGAACAGGTCCTCCATCGTGATGTCGAGCGCGCCCATGCCGCGAGCGATAGCCTGACGAGACACGGTCTGAGAACCAGCTGCCGTGCGAACGGGGATCGTCAGGAGCGTGTCGTCGAAGTCCGTCTCGGAGACGGTCGCGTTCTCAGATGCCTGAGTGGCCGACGTGGTACCCGTCGTGGCACGACCGATATTGACGGTCATGCCGATCTCGGGCAGGTCGTGGTGGCGCATCGCGTCTGCGAACGGACGGCCCGCGCGTGCCATGCCCGCGAAGAGATCCGTCAAGTACTGCGGAACGACAACGCCTGCGTAGTTCGCCGACGACGTGGCGCGCTCGACGAACTTGTCGCCGCGCTCCGCGTACTCCTCGACCGTGTGACGCTCGAGGCGCTGACGGGAATCAAGGTCCCCGTGGACTTGCGCACGCAGAACGTCAGCGATGAAATGCTGCCCGTTCTTGTCGTTGCCTGCGCTGTAGGTGCGAGCCTCCGAGACGACCTGAACGCGCTCCGTGCCAGCACCTGCCGGCACGCGTGCCCCGGTCGGCTGGTGACGCGTAGCGAGGTCATCCGCGAGGTCATCGCGGGCGATCTCCAGTTCGAGGCCGCGAACGTCGG